CTGACCTGTCAACACCAGTGATCTTGACCTTGTAGCCGTTCTTGGCTATCACCGGAAGTTTGTCGTAGTTATCCAGGCGTTTACCGATAACGAACAAGTCGTTACCGTTGTTACCATCCTGGGTCTGGATCTTGTAACTCGCTGAGGCTTTGTACAAATAAATCACATCACCCTCTTGTTCCATAGTGACACCATTGGTGGTAGCCCAGGTCTGAATATCAGGGGCAAGGGCATCAATGATATCGGTTGTGTCGAGTGTAATCCGTTTATCTACATCCTGCTGAGTCGTAGATACATCCAAGGTAACTGTCGAAGGGGTTGTATAGGTGGCTACTGTTACGCCATCTATAATGACCTCGTAATCTTTACCCCAATTAGCCTGCTTGCAATATACCATAACCTGCCAATCGGTACTATCATCAGTTGGGTTCCCCATTGCAGGTTCTTTTTCTCTATTCAAGATAAAGGTTGTGTCGGCTACTGTGTGGAATCTGAACGCCCTGGTAGGGTCTGTTGCAGCCAAGTAACCGATACCATCAGGGGTCGTTACTGTTTTCTCTACGCCTGTGAATAGATCGAACACACGGATTCCCGTGGTATCTACCATGAACAGATACGCTTCCTCAGTATCCCCTCTGTCGTAATGATAAAACGTCTTTCCAGTGAAATCTACGGCATAACCAAGGAAGTCTATCAAATAAGTACCAGGGCGTTTACCGAGTCCTCTCGTAACAGAACTCAGGCAATTAATCTGGTCCTTTAACTGTTCAGGACGACGTTCCCTTTCAGGTTGCTGAGATATACCCTGGAGTAAATTCTTAATACTTCCATTGTATTTAGCCATGATTACCTCGTGGGTTGATTCTGGAGTAAGGTAGAAGCAGCACCTGAAGTAAGTGCTGAGGGTTGTGTTGCTTTCAAATGCTGTACCTGGAGCTTATGGAAAGCCAAGGTTGCATCATTCATGAGTTTCTCTAACAGGTTACTATCCATAGCGTACGTTGCAACCATATGCGCCCGGCATTGCGCCAGGATGTAGTTGAACATAACCGGCGGTAGTTCATCAATATCCCACTCAGTTATAACCTGGACAGTAACTGATTCTTCATCAGAGAAATCAAAGGTGTGGTTTTCTACATCGTACAAACGTCTACCACGCTTGATGTAATTCGGTGTGTTAGGGATCACAGCCGTGGTGTTACTTGGTAGATACACCGAGCCGTCCCTTGCGGACACAGGAAGTTCCCATGTCTCTGTGTTGTACCAGTAACCTACACCTTGTTCTGTACTTGAGTACTGTTCCCAGACATTCAGCGCAGCGAGTACATCGGGGTTACTTCGGTCTACTTCGTTAATAGGAGATTCCCCGATAACCTGTAACAAAGAGTTCACGACCGTTAATTCTGTCTGCATAATTCTCCTAATAATTATATGTCTAATATGTCAGTCTACTTCACGGCCACACCATTTCAGGGAGTTCAGCTTTCAACTCTTCTTTTGTCGGAATCTCCCGCAGGCCATTCTGGACATCTTCAAGGACCTGATAAGCCGTGGTATAACAAGTATCCATCCATGTCACGAATGCAACACCTTCAGCGTACCGCGGACTTTCTGTAGCTGCTGCTCTTAGACTGGCTGTGATGCGATTATCATAGCCTTTTGTTTGGGCTACGGAATCAATATACTGGTCCAGATATGTCGTGAAGTCCTTTACCAGTGTATCGGCTTCGGCCTGTTTTGCCCGGAGAAGAAGAGCATCAAAGTTATCTGTCAAGTACTGCTCAAGATTCGGACGATCCCTGACCTCAAGTGCGTATTCATTATACTGCCAGGCGGTTTCGCCTTCGTCTTTCGTGATCTGTTCAATGTTCTCACGCAGCCATACTTTGGCATTCTTGCCTGTGATGGCTGTCTGGATTACATCTGGTTGTTCTGTTCTTTCTGCTTTCATATTGTATCTCCTTCATGTGGCGTGAAGTGGAGCGTGTTTTGTCTGCCTATATTTCATATTTTAACTTCTGATGTATTTATTAGATAAACAAAGGGAGCGCCCGCCAATAAACCGAGTCGCACCCGCAGAGGGATGATTCAGATGCCAAAACAGCGGACCAGTATTCAAGTCATTATTCCAAGCGCCACTGACAAGTGCGACACGATTTCCTGTGCTTTGGTAATAATAATCAAATAATCCTGAATTAGAAGCACCTCCTAAAACTGAAGTTAAAAAACCAAAATCAATAATATCATTTAAAACAAAATCTCCTCCATATCCATTTGCATTTGGCAAGGTTACTCCAAGTGCATAGTAAGGATCAGTGAATTTATCTGACTCAAAACCGTGATCTGAGATATATGGATCATAATCTGCTTTGATATTCAATCCGTCAACCCATTTCCAGATATTCCCGTACAGGTTCTCAACGCCACGGTATGACATGGATTTCAGGCCGTTTGTTACTATCTGACCAGAAGCGTTACCAAAATCAGTTCCTCCGGCATAACCTGCTGTTTGACCTGTTAATTCAGCATTATTGTTAGTACCAGATGCTTTCTCAACAACACCTTTACCAATTGCTGTCTGAAGATCAAAAGTACCGTATTCAACAAAGGCCAGCATACACAAAGCATTGTGGGTTAGAAAGTCATACTGTTCCCAATTTATGCCTCTTGCTTGTGCCCAATAGCGGCAGTTTCTGATGTCTCCACCATTGGTATCAATCCCTTCAACTCCAGCCGTCGTGGCAGGATAAGCTGCAATCGGGGTCAAGGCCCCATCTGAAACACCATCTGAAGTTGACGGAACAACATTTGCAATTGATCTCATCATGCCTGTTACGGAATCGTAGAAGCCTTCAAAGGCTGAGGGGTAGATGTAGTCAAGTTCTACCCCTGCACGAACAAACGCAGGATAAACCTTAAAGCCGCTATGTTGTGTAGGGGATACAAGCATTATTGCGCCAGTAGATGTGCGCCACATTCTGTAATAGAACTTTGGTATCTCAACCATTACCTCACCATTGCCACCCGTATAATCAAAACCAACATCTCCATGGTAGGCAGTCACAACACCTGAATCAGACATATTACACCTTTGCATACTGGCCCAAGGTTCGCATGAATTGTTGGGGATATTGTATAGACGGATAAACTGATTTGTTGATCTTACCCATTCTAATCCATAAACATCATTATACGCATTGTACAAGATATCCTCTGAGTATGTACATGGGGGATAATACCCTATTCTATTTAAATCCATAGTACCTCCTTAGTACACCAGGCATTTCGTTGTAGTACCCAACCGTAATCCAGAAGATACTACAATAGTTGTATTAGCTACTACGCTGAATGTCGTTCCGTTGTTACCATCAAAGTATATATCTGAGTCAGTAGCTAAGGTAATAGCCAGGTGATCTATCTCAGTATCTGCTGGTACAGTCTCGATACCGATCGGTGCTAATCCTATGTATTGATTATTTAATCCTGAGTCGTCTCTCTTTAATACATTCATTTTATTCTCCTAAAGACCAAAAAAAGCCCCCGGCTTTTACACCGAGGGCTTTGTCAGTTAACGATTACGCCTTGAAGATAGCGCCATTCACGTCAGTCCGATCAGGGGCAGCACCGATTGCCAGGTAGGAATCAATGAACCAGCAGAGCAGACGTTTGTCCCAGTACACATCAGAGGTCAGAGGGATACTCTGAGCAACCATGATGCTCTCGGGGGTAGCGAACAGGGCGACAGCCTTGGCTTCTTCTGCGGAAGTCTCATAAGCGGCACCGTACAGGGCAGCAGTAGAGTCAGTCTTCGCGGGAGCAGCCACGGTATCAACAGCCTGGGAAATCCGGTTCGTCATAACGATAGGCATACCAGATACCGTCTCGATAGCGGCATGAGCGAAAGACCCGTTCGGTTTGTTGAAGTCAGCGTTCAGGAGATCCTGATTCTTCAGCAGGGTGAAATACTGAGCGGGTGCCATATACAGCTTCCCGTCATACATTTCGATCTCTTCCTCAGCCAGACCCTGAGCCACGTTGTACACAGCGGCGGTCAGCTTCGCGGGATCAATTTCATCCCCACCAGCGGACAGGGTTTCAACGGTAGCCTTGGGCAGGATACCACCAGTACCTTTACCGCCCAGGTCGAACAGCACAGACTTCACGATCTGTACGAACAGAACCTCATCAACGGACTTCGCAATCCGTTTACCGAAGTTCGCCGGGGTACGGGATTTCAGATCCAGATGATCCTGAACGGCGGGAAGCATAGCTTCAATCACCCGAGCGATAATCGGAGTCTTCACCTGGACGATGTTCTTACCAACTTCAATCTTCTTACCTTCCGGTTCCTTACCGGCCTGGACAGACTGAAGCGTGGGGTTACCCATCACGTTGTTACTCATTGTGTCGGTCCCGATCAGGGGACGGAACTCGAATACAGAGTCCAGAATCTGGGCTTTCTGCATCGTTTCATGGACACGGACATCGAACTTCTCAATAGCCAGAGCGAACTTATCAGCGGAAAAGTTCTGCGCCATCGGGAAAGTCAGATTAGCGGATACATCTTGAGCCATTTAAAATACTCCTTATTGTTATAGTTATACCGACCGTTTTATTTAAAGTTCATAGCGCCCGTTCTGGTTCATACCGTAGTACATACCAGGGCCGTACCGTTTCTGGTCAGCCTGACGGGTCTTGAGACGGGCCTCATCAATCTTTCGTTGGTACAGAGGATCTGTTTTGTATTTCTCTGTCTTCATGATAGCCCGGTATTCTTCCTTCGTGATTCTCAGTTCTTTCTGAGCAGGGGCGTTAGCGTCGCCTTCCATGAGTTTACCTCCAATACCTTTCAATTTCTTGTACTCAGAGACTGCTGTTTTCAGCGCCTCGTTAACCAGGGTTTTGTTCCCGGACAGTAATTTCGCGTTGATACTCTCCAGAGATTCCTTATCCAAGCTACCACGCAGAGTTGACGCAAGGGATTTGAACTTGTCCTCTCCACCAACGGACTTATAGATGTAATCATTCATCTCCTGCGTCTTCTTGGCCTGTTCCTGGAATTCTTTGTACTTCTCAGAGGCTTCAATCTGAGCGAGTTTGAACTCAGATTTCAGACGAGCGACGTGAGCGTCAACAAGATCAGGATCGAGTTTCTCTTTCGCGGCCTTGATAACATCCTCGGGGATCTCCCCGTTGTTATCCGCGATCTTCTTCGCGATCTCATCAACGTCGAATCCTGCTTCCTTGAGCTTCTGGTCAACGGCCTTGTTCTCAGGTGTACCCTCGGGTTCCACCTTGTCGTCACCTTGTTTATCGTCTCCATCGTCCTCAAGATTCAGGTTGATATCGTCATCTTCAGAACCAGAGTCATCAGAACCCTCAAGGTTCTCTCCATCAGGCTTTACTTCTTCGTCACCTGTGGATTCTCCGGTCTGTTCTTTCAGTGCTTCCAGTGTCTCTGGACTTAAATCTTCGGTTGCCATTTATCCTCCTTGTACTCCTTGGGCAATCTGGTCAGCGTCAGCCTTATTCAGCATTTCCTGTCCAGCCATAGCTGCGGCCTGTTGTTCCTGTATAGCGGCTTGTTCCTGGGCGAATTCTTCATCAGTCTTCACGACCTTCTCGCCTTCAACATCCCGGCCTGTAGCCAAGATAGTCATCAGGGCAGATTCTTTCAAGCGCATTCTGGTTGATTCAGGCAAGTTATTCAGCATAGCGAGATCATCAAAGAAGTACCTGATCTTCTCATTCTCAGCGGATCTACCCATAGCATCCAACCCTGTGACCACCACGGGATCAATCCCTGTGCCCTCAATATTCAGGTCAATATCACGGAGCAGAAGTAAAGCCATAGGTTGCTGAAGTGTAGAAGCGAAGGAACTGAAGGTACCACCATGGGCTTGTTCGAGTTCCATAGCCCTGATCCGGTTCTCCTCGGCGGTAACCCGCTCTGCGTCTCTGATCTGGCTGGATATGCTCAGGAATACTTTACCCAGGTGCTGCCTGTAGTCCTGGATGACAGCGTTAATAAAACTGAAGTCGGCAGACTTATTCGTCTGCACAGCATTAACGTCATCCGGCATACCGTAATGATACGTACCAGAGGCGGCACTGTTCATAGCGGCTACGTCGAGCATACTCCCAGGTCTGACGAGATATTTGATATCTGTCATAACGGCAGCGCCGGTGACCATTGCTTCTGTCAGGACCGATAAGGCCCAGAAAGATCCGTAATGGTCCTCGACGAGGCCACGACCGTAATGCTCCTTGCGTGTTCTCTGCCATA